GGACGGATTGTCAGAGTCAAGAGCAAACGAAGATTTAGCATAAAGAAGTCTATTCGCCATAGGCCACGCGAAAGAATAGAGACCCCACTGCGAATAACCGTAATAGTTTCGGACGATATCCCAATAAGCCAAATAAGTATCGGCGTTAGACCATTGCGTCATCGAGGCGTTCGACGGAAGCGCCACGGAGGTTAAAGGGGTCCCGCCTATATTACTTTTATTTCCAACGCGAAGCCAAGAAAAAAGGGAATTTACGTACGATGCACCAAAGCGGTTAGAATTGAGCGCGCCGGTATCAGTCATGGTAGAACAAATCCAATTTGTGCTCAAATCATTCATATCAAACTTACTACTGTTCGTCCGAAGTTCAGGGTGATACAGCTGAAGCGGCACCCAAAAACGGTGCAAACGAATGGTGTAGGGATTAAATGTCGGAACGGCAAGGGGATTACTTCGAACATCGACGCCTTGCTCAATAGACACACGATCGCGGGCGTTAATAAAATCGATTCGCACCGGATATAAAATACCCGGCGTACATGTAAAGGCTTTACTCTCGGGAAGGTCGTAACGAGAATAACCATTTACAACGTGAGAAATAAAAGGTTGTTTTCCCATAAATTAAATAATTAGTTGAAGTTTGTAATGATCTTGCCAGAATTGAAGAATATCCAAGTCTAGCCAAGTAGGAGGGTCAAAATCGGGCATCTTGCGAGAGGAAGCAGAGAAACGCATCATCTGCTTCTGCTCCCACGTGTATGTCTCTCTACGGGATACGGAGGAATCGAGACCGAACCGCTTAACACACAAAGACACAATACGCTTAACCAGAGGAGACTTGCTAAAACGTGCATAGCTATCAGCAGAGGCAATCGAACGTGCGACCTCATCCTCTTGTTTAAGATATTTAAGATAGTATCGAGGGATCGAGTAATTATAATTGATGCGCTTCTCAAAATCGAAATAAGACCACGTCGAAGTATAAGTAGAAGGACGAGGCATATAACCGAGAAAATCACCAACGCCAGCAGATACGAATTTTCGCGTATAACGGCGATGTTGGAGGAGAGAAGATAGAGGTGTAGCTTTTCCATTTATAGTAACAAATTTACCCGAGACATCTTCGGGGTCAAACTGAATTTGTTTAGTAACATATTTAACAACATATCGAGCTCGCTTGTGCGTACCTTTTCCGAGCCAGACGAAACCAAGGTCTCCGACGGCCTTCCGAATTTCGTTGTAAAGAACGTTAGTTCCAAAAAGAAAACCATGGAAATGTAAGCGCGGCTCAGAGCCAATTTCGGGATGGGTGCCAAACTCCTGAAAAAACGCATGTTTAAAAGAGTGGCCAAGACTATGCCGAACCCGCTCGTTCCATCGTCGAATAAAGCAAGCCGGGTCAAGAAGAGCCTCCTGGTAATACTTAGGAGCAATCGTAATAGTAATAAATATCGCCTGCTGGTACTCAGCCTTGCAGCGAGCAAGCTCACGCTCGAGCCGAACAAACCAGTTATTGCGCTGACGACGCAGGCACTCTTCGCATTTACCACACGGGACCATGAGCCATTGGCGAGCGACATCCCAAGGACGGAGAGCTAAGGCAGACTTAGCAACGTCAGAACCATTTCGACAAGGATTCTTCTTGTCAAAATAACGACGATTACGTATCCATATGGGAGAAGAGCAGGGCATCAGAGTAAGCTTTGAAGACAATCAAATCTAATACTAGGATGATCGAGACGACAGCGAACAAGGTAGTCATTCGCGGGAACCTCGTCAGCAAACCAGGCGATGACAACTCGCTTTCTGCCTCTATATGCGCCAACAGAATAACGATAAGAGATGCTATTGACAACAGGAGAAAACCTAGGGCGAAAATCGAAATAATCCATAATCAAGAAAAGTAATACTTTGCGCTTCGAAAGACGGTACTTTCGAGCGCGAAAACTGTTTCGTTACGCCGCTCGACGGCCTTAACGGCCGGGACGCTTCGCGTCTTCGAGCTCCATGGCTTCACTTCACGATCTATATACCGAATAAATTCGGTGAATTCAAGAGCAAGAAATCCCAGGGGAGAGCGACTCCCCTGGGAGCTAACGGCCTAAAGAATTCTACCTCCAAGCGGACGAGTTACAACTTTAGTGCCTTTTCCTTTTTTCTTTCGTCGTGCTTTCATCACAATCAAGATCAAAATCAAACATAAGAACAATAGTATTATCGAAAAACTCGATGCTAAAACCAGAGAGGGTGCTGCAGGCGCTAATAAAGTCAGAGATTTCCGAGTGATCAACGTAGAGCGAATCGCTAATACTCGAACTCTTCAGATAGGGCGCGATAGGAGAATTCTCGATAGCATCAAGAGGAATAGGAGTAAACTGACCGTTTTCGATACGACCAACTTGGGCGAGGTCAATTTTCAAAGCCGGATTAACTCGGCGAATAACAACATGGATCTGTGTCATAACAATGTAGCTTAAAGTTTTACTTGAAGTTCAGCACAAAAGCGCTCCCAGGCGGCAGACTCTTTGTGCCAAAAATCAACACCTTCAGGCGTCGTCCAAAAAAGGAACGCAGAGGAAATAAGGCGACTCGGGCCAAAGCAAGAACCGTAAAGAGTACGCCGAACGTGGGAGCGCAGACGATCGCGAAAACTCTTGCGAGGCGAGAAATTGCGCTCGTAATTCTCTTTAAAAGCGACGAGTATTCCTCGACGGACGAGCCATTCAAGGAAAGCATACTCTACAACGTCGATCAACAAGTCGTTGACCCTAACACTTTCACTAGATGTTTTCATAATGATGTGGTTATTGGTTTACAGTGCAAAGATGAAACAAAAAAAACGAATAACAGAGTCCTAGAAGTCGAAAAAGTTGATCAGTTTCACCTTACATAACGACGGCTAGATTTTGTAGTGCCGGCATATCTGCCATCTTTGCCGAAAATTTCTCTACTCTCATCGTAATCAACAGGAGTAGGACGTTTAGTTGTAGCCGCGCCAGCGACAGCTATGGCACCAACCAAAGCGGTTCTCGCCATGCTATAACCAAAAGCATTTTTGCTGGATCGGTTTTGGAACCAGCGACCAGAAAGATCTTGTTCACCTTCTGAAGCAGCGAGACCCATAAGTTTCTGGTGGATCTGACGACCTGTCATCTTTGTTGTCTTGCCGGTAGGCTTACCTTTTTCATTAACCTCTGGAACGTCGACCACTGCGTCCCAATTAAGGTTAAACCACTCGCGAAGATCAGCCAAGTTAACCTTACGTATCTCGGACTCAACGCCTAAAACATCGCCGGAAGCGGCGGATTCGTAGGCGGCGGCAAAATCCCGAACAATCTGGGCAGCGTAAACAGCATCGAAGTATTTGTCGTTATACTTCTTGATCTGATTTGCCTCTTCAACATGCTTTGAATACATGGCAACAAAGTCTTGAAACTTATATGTAGCCATAAGATCAGCATATTCAGCGTCAGCAGTATGGATATCAGCCAAAGCGCGATTAAGGCGGACTAATTCGGAAACATTGTCGATATGATGCTCTAAGGACTTCTTTTCCAACTCATCCATCTCCTTTCGCCAGTCTGCGCTATGAGTGTTGCCTCTCATGAGTTCAGCTTCGGCGTTATCGCGATTAGCGGCAGCGTCGTTACGATTGACTGAAGAACGAGCCATCATATTTTGCGCAATAGCGGTAGGATCGGTGGCCGCAAAACCACCAGGAGCAATAGGCGAACCACCCGAAGGGCCAGAGGCGGAAGGCATGGAGGCAGAACCGCCGGACATGGTAGCATTAACACCGACACCAGAGGCGCCTAGAACGGCAGCAGGCGTTACGCCGGCCTTCGAATAGCGATCAAAGACCTTCGAGGGGTCATTGTAGGCGTTTTCGTAGTCAAACTGTTTCTGCCAATTAGCATAGGAAAGTTCGGACTGCTTCTGCATCTGCTCGAGGGCATACTGTTGCTGAAGCTTCATCTGTTTTTGCTGAAACTTCCACTGGCGACGAGCATTCATGCCACCAAAAAGTTGGCCCAAAAAACCGTTGATCAAACCGGTAGTGCCGGTAGAAGCAGCAGATTCGCCAAGAGCGCGACCAAAAGAGGTAGAAGCGGCAGCGGCGGCAATAGGGGCAGGCATACTATACGTGAGTTAAATTGTTAGAACGAATGATGTAATCAACGCGTACTGTATCAATGTGAATACCGTTACGCTGCATCCTAGCCTGAGCGGCGCACGATGATAAGAAGAAGGCGGCCAAAGCAGCAACAATGGAAGAAACGAGTGTCCAAAAAGCCTTCGACTTATAAAAAGGGATCTTAGTGTCTGGCATAATTTTGAAAAATTAAAGAACGATAGAAAAATGCGCGACCTCTCCTGCAGTCGTTACCAATAACCTCTAGCAATTCACGAACTCTTGCAAGAGGGGTCCGCGCACGTAGCATATATCGTCAAGTAAAGAGTACACTATTTTTCTTCAGGATTAGAGGGCGTTGAAGCAGGCTTGGACTTATCAAGCTGAGAATCAATAAGTTCCTGACCAACCTCGAGACCATCAAACTTATCCATACGAGAGAAGGAATTAGGGTCGAAGTCAATTTCGGGGTTGAACCTTTCACCCTTATCGAAGTCAGAAGGTTCGGCTGCCACATCCGGACGACCGGGAAGGACGTCAACGGAGCCGGAACCATCAAGAACGGAAAGAATACGCTGACCGCGAGAAACATATGCGGGGGCATCTTCTAATAACCAATCAAGTGCCATAAGATTATAGTATTAACGATTAGACAAACGAGTAGCAAATGTTTTGTTCACCAAATTCTTCTTCTGAACAGCATAGGACATATTTACAAAGAAATTATCCTCCACCTTAGACGCAAAAGGAGAGTTAACCTGCGACATATCGGTAAAAAGCACCGGGTAATAATGAGACACAGGCAGACTGCCAGAACCATCGGAGAGTTTAGCGGATCGCTGTTGTACCCAATAGGAATAAAGGGGAATAAAAGTCGAGCCGGAAACCTCTGGAAGAGGATAAGCCTGGAGTTGTCCAAGAACCTCATCATAGGACGCTCGAAACTCGTTAAAACACGGTTCGGAAGCGGATGTGGCGCTCGCGTTTCCATTGAAAACTATCCGAGCCGAAGGAACATCCTGATAGCCAATATCGTTATAAATAGGGTTGAAATAGTCAGAACCCTGGTAGTTGAGGTAGTCCGGCTTAACAAAACTCCAGTAATAAACAGGTCGAATACTCAACATGTCAATCATATAGCCAGGTTCGCGGAAGTAGTAAGACTGTCGACGACCTAACCGATCGTTAAAAGCGATAGCGCCACCCTGCTGTCCCAGAGGGCCAAACAAGCTCGAACCGGCGAGGTTATTTTGTCCAGCCTGATTCATAATAACCTGCACATTAACTGTCTGTGATGCGCTAAATAAAAGTTTAGGTCGATCGACATGCTCAATCTTTGAAGCAAAAAATGTCTCCAGCCAATCGCTGTAACGATTGCCTCCGGCGCCGAGAAGGTCCTTGTATTCTTGAAGACGCGAAGCGATAGCCAATTGAGGAATCGTGCTAACGCCAGACATAGACACGGCGGCGGATGTACCAGTGGGGAGAAGACGACTAAATCGGTCGGGGTTTGAGGGAACAACCGCCATAGGATGGGCGACCAAAAAATAAGACAAGGCAGAGTTGGCAGTCGTCGCAGGGGTTGCAGAAATCTGAGACTTAATGCCGTCAGACCCGAGCAAAGTGGAATCCGGGTAAGTGTCATCAACAGGAAAACCGTCTCCGGTGCTACCCATACTATCTAAATCCGAGCGAATAATCTGAAAGAAAAGATTACCGCGGTTAAACGTATTATTGGTAGAGGTAACGGCCGAGGGATAAAATTGGCTCTCGAAATACGCATCCAAAAATTCAAGGTTTCCGTAACATTGCGTAAAAAACCTCGAGTCGGACGGATTGTCAGAGTCAAGAGCAAACGAAGATTTAGCATAAAGAAGTCTATTCGCCATAGGCCACGCGAAAGAATAGAGACCCCACTGCGAATAACCGTAATAGTTTCGGACGATATCC